ATGGTTGGACGTTTGCTGTTGTAGCGTTTAATGTACCGTTGGCACCCGGTCTCATACCATCTAAAACACCCATCATATTCTCTCTTAATTTTACTCTATCAGTTTCTGGTAGTTCAGTTTGAGCTATCGGATTCATTGGTGATGGTGTGGGTTGTTGGTAAGCAGGCATAGGTGCTGCTGATTCAAAAACTTGTTGTTTAGGTGAGCGTACTGCTTCTAAAAGAATATCTTTCATTTCTTCTTGAATTGCCTCCTTTACGGCTTCTTTTACGATTTGTTTTAATGCACTTAGTTTCATATAGTTATAAATATTGGATTAGTCTGCTTTTAAATTGTTTTGTTGAATATAAAATACTAACTCATCAATTAATATTTGATCACCTGCACTAAATGAAGGTTCCCCCTTTAATATTATAATTCCCTGTGAGTTTTTTGCTATTGCTTGTCTTCTAAAATATTCATCAACATTAGAGGTATCTACTACATCCACTGATATGTCAAAACCATTAGCGTTAGTTATGATTGGGTTTCCTTGCTCTTCTTCCATAGTAGATAAGGCTAATAACTCAGAACTTATTTCTGTCATTGATTCACTACTACCAGGAGAACATTTATTTATTAAACCATCAAGTACTTTCAGATATTTTAGAATTAATATTAAGGCTATTATTAAAAATACTAAGGATATTAGTAGTGCCTTTTTTAAATCATCAGCTATATTTACTAACTTTTCAAGCATTTTTTTAATATCTTCTAACTTAGCTACTACTGGATAAGGTACTCCTACTCCTTGAGGTGCTCCTAGTGGAATAGGTATTGATGATATAGAGGTTTGTGCTGATTTTAGAAGGGTACTTAAATATAATAATAAACCTGCTAAAACGGTATTTGCAATTATAACACCATATATGTTGTTTAGTTGTCTTACTACGCTATTTCGTCTTTTGATTATACTTTTTAACATTTCCCCATTAGGACAAGTTTCTTGGTTATTTTCTGCTTGTGCTATTTTAGCTATACCAAATAATATCATTAATTGGAATGCTAGTGGGAATAGTTTAGTTTGAACCACCGTAGCCATACCCATTACTTTACTTCTTAAGGCATTTAAAGCAAGTTCTGCTGCCCCTAAAGCGATATCTGCTGCTTTTTCTGCCGCTGCCGCCAATTCTTCTTCTACTTTTGCGAGTTCTTGTTTTGCTGCTAATTTTATATTTACTAAACCAAATATTGGAAGTTCTTGAGGTACTTCGTTGTCACCATTTATTAAACTTTGTGTAGCGGGTGCGTATTCTTCCTCATTGTAGAATATTGTTGGTTTTACCAATGCCTTATTACCTAGGGCTGGTATTACGGGTACTGAGAACTTTAATTCGAATCTACCTTCTTCATCTGTTTTTGTGAAATCATCGGCATCCTCATCTCTTATAAATTTATACTCACTTCGGTTTTTATTTACCTTATCAAGTAACTCACTTGGTTTTCTTTTTACTCTAATTACGGGGTAAATTGCAAATTGTGGTTTTACTTCAATACCCTTTAAAGGTTTATTTGATTGTTTATCATATACCCTACCCGTTGTAGTAAAAGTTTGCATTACGGGAACGTATTTCTTTAAAATCTCGGCAGATGCCTTGTATGACTCCACACCCTCAGTAACACCTTCTGCTTTTGCTATAAGTTTGATTCCGGGTGGAGTTTTTAGGAACATTTTCCCTAAATCCATTAACATATCTTGTGTAAAAATTGCCATATTAATTAGTTTTCACTTGTTTAGATAGAAAATTTGGAGTTTCTTGTTGTATTCCTTCTAAGGTTTTTATTAATAATTCGGATGCTGATGCTGCTATTGGTGTTTGAGATTCTTTTGATAAAGCCTTACATAAATTTTTCATAGCACCCACAAAGGCATCAAATTGTATAGCAAAATCATCACCTCTTATAACGGATTGACCTGCATTTCTTTTACCTAAGGATATAATTCCTTTATCAGCAGTTAAGGTAATATTACCTCCTAGTGATTTTAACCCCATATCCTCTCTAGACTCGGCAACAAATGATCTTTGTGCAGAAAATATTATACTATCCCTTGTGGTGTTAAATAATAACCTTTCGGAATTTAATATTACTTGTGGAGCACTATATGATGTGGGGGATTTTGGTGTTTTTGACAGTAAATTATTAAAAGGTATGGTTGCTGCTTCACCTATATCCTGTTTTGCCGTTGCTACCTCAATAGGTATTTTCTGTGTTGAAGTTAAATATATTGATGTTGGGTCGGTGTTTATGTCTTCGACTACAGGTTCGAATCCTTTTGAACTACCCGAGGCAGGTTGACCATTTTTAAATATTGTTATAGGACTACCATTTTCACCTGTTGAGGACCAGTTATTTGATAAACCACCATTATCTGATGTTCCCCCTAATCTAATACTATTACCAAATCTACCTTCTAAAATATTATCCCCTGCAAAAGGTAAAATAGGGTGGATGTTTCCTTTTTCCTCAAATTGACCCCCACTATTACCATTTAGGTTTATTTGTGTTACCTTTTTTGACGTTTTTTTAACACTCCCCGCCTGTATATCGGCATTACTCTTATTCATAGAGGGTGTTGTTGATGTATTATTAAAGTACACATCAGGGAAGGGGTTGGAGTGTTGGTTATTCCAAAGTGCAAAAGTATTTAAATAATAAAAAGTTTTTGTATTTGTAGATTGTGTGTTTTTTGTTGAAGGACCTCTAAAAATGAGTACTATTTCATTTACTAAAGGAAAAGACTTAAATTGACCATTACAGGGTATTGCAAAAGTAGAATTTTCTTGGCTCTTTGAATTAGGACTTACTGATTTGTCTAATTGTTGGAATTTTATTGAACCAATCCCACTCCATCCTCCTGTGCTGTTAAATATTTCTGAGTTGCTGTTTAATGACACGTCTATTACTCTAGCTACAATGAAATCACTAGTTGCGAGGTTAGAGAGTTGTGAATTGCCAATGTCGGCAGTGGCAGAGTTATTTAAATATGAAAGACCAGTTTTTAACATTATTTATCCTTGTTAGCTTCATAATTATCATTTAGTTTATCAAGTTCAGCCATTAGTTGATCTTTTTCCGCATCTGTAATTCCAGAAGGATCTTCACTAACCGAAGTATTTAAAACACGTTGTATAATTGTAGCCATTTTGATTAGCTGTTCGTCATTTCGAACACCTATCTCCATATATTCTTTAATAAGAGGGACGATTAATGTAGCATCACCTATATCTTTGATAAGTGGCTTCAATTCTGAAATTAATCCCCCGATTTGTTGTTGTTTTGTTTTTTGGTTATCGTATATCTCACTTAATATGTCTGAGAATTTTTTATCACCAAATACAACACTGTCTAGTGCGCCCATAATGTTATTTTGTTATAAATATGGATATAGGAAGGAATTAGAATCTAGCGTATCCGTTCTCTAAATAAAATATATATTGTAGTTTAAAAATGCCGTGAAGTTTATCAGCTATTTTAGTTATTTTAGGAGTTTTAACGTTTATAATTTCACGAATGTAAATATAAAGTGCTTTTTTATTAAAAACCTCTATAGTTTCTCGTTTACGAAATAACTCTAAAATGGCATCTGCTATTTGTGCATCATTTTTCTTCGGAAATAACTCAAAAATGTTATCCGTAACATGATCTACAAATATATCAATGTACTTATCTAAATCAGTTTTAACTTCTTCATCACCCATTCTATATGTGTGTGTTGAGTTTTCTCCAGTTAATACATCAACAGGTACCTTTTTAATTTTCTTAGTATAATTTTTAGTATTATATAATATTAACCAACGTTTTACTATCGTACCAAAATACGAGTAAGCCTTCGCTCCTCGTGTAGGGTCAAATAAATGTATTTTAGATAATAGGAAAACAATAATCTCATGTTGGAGATGCTCTAAATTTTCTACCTCTGTGTGGTAGAATTTAAAGGTGTGGATAATGTTTTGAGTAAGTTTAAAGAAGGCATAATGTATTTCTTTGTCATAAATTTTACTCCTCATTTCAGAACATTGAGTATTGTTATATAATACAATGGCGTCCTCTGTGTCTTGGGTAAAGTAGTTCTTACTCTTAGGTCTACGTTTTTTCTTAATTGGAATCATAAATGTTATTGGATCTTAAATCTTGATAAACTGGTTTGTAATACCTTTATTTGTTCAAAAATCCAACCTATTTCGTCATCACTCTCAAAAATACCCTTAGCATCTATTTCTTTTAGACGCTTATCCGACATTTCTAATTGTTTTGAAAATTCTGCTATGTAACTGTTTTGATTGATTATTATATCTAGCATTTTTTCATTCTTCCTTAATAGATTTATGGTCGTGTATCCTAAGATAACGACCAAAATTCCTAATATAATTAATGCTACTTCTAATATCATAAGCTGTCTAACATGTTTTTTAATCCTATACTAGCCACTGTGTTAAGTGCCTTCTGTTTAGTATTACCTTTTTGATTTGCCGACAATGTATAATTTTTCTTTGGCGTAGCCACGTTATTCTTGGAGAACTTTGGTAACCATTCAATTTCAAATTCAATCCGCGCGGCCATCATGTCTGCTTGGTGGAGAATGAAAGGAAGTGATGTACGAGGTTTTTGTTCTACCATATATCCCTTTAAATATTTGTCATTTGCTACGTCATATAAACCATCATGGGTTTGGATTGCTACCATTTCATTGAAAGTATATTTAATATCGTGGGATTGTAGTAAAAATAATCCCCGATCCGGAACAGATGCAAAAGGTAGTGATTTATTAAACATATAATCCTCACCTAACTTCTCTCTCCTCCAATTATCCGTCTGGGGGATATACGCATCTTCAGTATCTGATCCCATTTTACCTAAGTCATGATTTATTGCTGAGAATACCAATTCCTCTTGGGTAAAGGTTGTCATATCACAACCAAATCCTTCCCACAACGCTGACATTGATAAAGCACCCCTAACTACTCGATTAACATGATCAACATATCCCCCTGGGAATGCTGAATGATATTCTTTCTTATGAGCTGCTGGCATTAATATAATACGGTCT